ACAATAAGCTCTCCATTTCGCAAGGAGCGTATCAAAATCTTCCACCATGGCAAACTCAATCGGTGTCCGATCGATCCAATGAAGCATCTGTTTTTTCATTGAAGAATCGATCATGAACCAGTTATTGGTGTCAGTCAGATAGTTCCATTCGTAACCCTTGTACTTGCCCTGATGGACATTAGGGTTATTGTTGGCTGTATCGACCTTACCGCTGGCATTGATGATTTCATAAGCCTGCTCGAAGAGATTAGTCGGATACCAAAGCTCATCCGGCATAACGGAGATGCGCTCAGCTTGGTCGCCGCGGTATCCAACCATCTGGATACGACCTGCTGCGACGGCAGTTGCTGTCAAAGAAGCTGTACCCAGGTTATCAAACCCGTTCGCAGTTGAGGCTCCAGAGGTTGTGGTATGGGAGTTTGAGCACAAAGCTACGCCTTCAGAGTTATTGTAGAAATAGTTATCTACACTGAAAGCGTTGTTCAAGAGCCGGGCGCCGTGTTTCTGTCGAGTACGATAATAGGAATTCGACAAAGCCATCGGTTTTTGATCCATGATGTGATATTGATCGTCATCATAGAGTTTGCGCTCAACCTGAATCCCATTACTAAATTCTACCGGGGTAGAAGTCGTATCGTAACCTTGAGACTGTGAGCTGAAGTTAATGTTTCCAGTGAACTCTGTAAAATCCGGTAAAGTTCCTACTTGACTCCAGGTCATATTATTCCGACCGTTATTCGCCGGGAAATTATATAACATTGGAAGCATGTCAGGAAGACTTTCATAATTTTCATGAAAAATCTTCTGGAACCGTGGATCGAGGAGATCACCAAATCCAGTTGAAGTATGTGGTGTAGGCATGGTTTATCTCCTTAAGTCGGACGTGGACCCCAGACATGATCGCCAGCAACGGCATAAACAAATGAATTTGTCTGGCCGGAATCGGTAATGTCTCGGAGGTCGAGTTCTACAGGCACAAATTCCGCCCCAGTACCAACAGCAATACTCGCGTCAGCCTGAGTCAGAAGAGTGGATAGTTGAATATTGGTGCTCTGACATGGCCAGTAAGGCGCACGTAAGAAATTATCACCAACGGCGGTGTCTTGATCGAAAGCCACAGTAACAGTTCCTGCTGTAGCGGAAACAGAAGTGACTTTACGATAAGATCCTGCATTTGCACCGTCATAACCCCATGCGACACCTTCGTCATAAGTGGGGGAATTCCATGCGCTTGCAGTTGTAACGGCAAGACCGTCAGTAGACGCAGTAGTCACGGGCAAAAGCGTCAGAGCAGTGTCTTCAGTGGCACCGCCTGACATTTTCATACGATATACGGCATCTGGGTTTACGATCATGGTAACTTCGCGTTCCGCGCTTGTTCCGTCTGTCTGTTGAGCAGTAACATAAGTAGCACCGTCCAGAGTGACACCGACCATATTGGCGGCACTCGTAGTAGTAGACGTAGCTAAACCTGCTCCACCAGCAGCCGGGATCAATAACGGAATGCCCGCAATGGCATCAGCAGCAACCTGATATTTCTTCATAACAGGTACGCTGTTGCCTGTGAGGGAATATGCATATTCCATATTTATCTCCTAGCAACCCTTTCGGGTTTAGTAATTGATGGATTCGTGAATGAACATAAATGCTCTCGGAACATGGTTTCGACATGCATCACATTGTCCTTGCACGATGGGAGCAGCTCTATGTTGAACATAATGATGTTTTTTTGGATTAAACCCCTTAACACATAATGGACATAGAACTATTGCTTTTTTTAAATCGGCTAAGTCAATAATATAACTACCGATTGGTTTGCCCCGTTTTCTACCTTGAGCCTCAACACGTCTGACATGGTCAATAGTGGTGTATTTCTTAGGTATTAGAATGTCAACCACGAGAATAATTCAACTCTTTTTCGACTTCATCCCAGTCCTTATAAATCGTTCCTATTCGGGCTGCGTAGTAGTCTTTTTGACGTTGATCCATTCCTTTCAAAACCTTATGTTCTTTCTTTAGGGGCTCTTCGCCCCCTCCAGTTTCCTGGTGGGTTTCGAGTTCGATTTTCTTTTCTAATTTGTCTACGGGACCAAAGACGTTTCTTACAGCCGTGAGTTCGGTTTTCACATCATCAGGAAGACCAATACTTAAAAGATACCTGTATTCTTCGGCAACCTTTTCTCGTTCTTCGCTACCATTTCTTGCAATACCCGGCTTTAACCTTTTGTATTCTTTCAAGTCATGATTTATCTGACGACTGGAGTCGAATTGAGATACCTTTCCTAGAACTCGTTCGGTTACTTTGGCTTCGATTTGTTCTTCCCAAAGCTTATCAGCCTGGAGTTGAGTAATCTTTTCCTCTGCTACCATATCAAGGAGTTCTTCTCGGGTGTACGTCTCTTCCTTTTTCGGAGTTGACGCCTCAAGTCGAATACGTTCTTCACGTTCTTGCTGTAGCCTTGCTTCTAGATCTTCTATCCGCTCATCGTATTTTGATGTAGCTGATTTTAATCTTGCTGCAAATGCTTTTTCTACGTCTTTCTCGCCTTCTCCCTCTGGGTCTGGCTTGTTTTCTTCACTCATATTACCTCCGCGCCTGTTTCGCGTTGTCATGGCGAGTCGTCCGCCCGTTACGACCTAATCCTCTATCGAGGTATTTACTTTCCCGTATTCGATGATTTGTTTGGGGAAAGTCATAATTACCTCAAGAACCTCTATTCGTTCTGTCATCCTGATAATTTCAGATTTCAGTTGAGCCATCTTTTCTGCGTCAAACAGTAATGGACTTAGAAGTTTTTGAGTAATATTCTCTTTGTCTAATTTAGCCTTTTCTAATAAAGGCTGGATATAACTTAAATATTTATCCCATTCTTCGGAATTAGTGAGTAACTCCATTTGGGGAGCTGCGCGAAGAGTCTCCATTGAGACAACTTCGGCCTTTGGTTTCTTTTTTACCAGCTTTTCATAATCTGATTTACTGAACACCGCCGCCTCCAGCCGTTGGGAGGTCTTCGGCCAAAAGTTCATTCTCTTGAACTTGAGGATTCCCTCCTTGTTCTACAGTCCCCCCTTGGGGGCCTTGGATATTAAATTGTCCAGCGGCCTGCATTAATTGCTGCTGCCTCATTTCTTCTTGAGCCTTTTTTGCCATTTCAGTGTAATAGACTTCAAAAATAGATTGCTGTCCCGGACTCAAAAAAGGTTCTTCACGCTGAGATTCAGCTTGAGCAAATTCCTGGAGTTTCTGGAAATGAGCCATCGCTCCTTCCTGAGGTTCTCCATTAGGTATTTCCCCATCCATAATAGTGGAAATAGCTTCTTCTACCATCATTAATGGTCTGTCAGCGCCAGGTACAGGGGGCGTCAAGTATTTATGGGCAGGCTCCTGTCCGTTAGCCTTACCGAAGTCGTTCAGCATCCTAAAGACGTTCTCAGGCGTTACAAGCCCCATTTGTATGGCAAGAGGATTAATATAGGCACTCATAACGGCCATTAACCCTTCCTGTAGTGCGGATTTTGACGTATTGAGAATATTTGCTGAGAACTCGTATTGGAAATTCCCATCTATTTCGTTTCGGTCCTGGATCTCCTGATAAGGATCTTCTCCGGGTTTTTGATACCCTATCATGCGAAACTTCTTCTTCTCCGGTAAGAAGAATTTATTCAACTCATGCATTTGACGGAAAAGCTCCGTTAAACCCATAAAGAATCTGCGAAGAATGCGCTCAGGGCGCGCTTCACCCTGGCTCAAGATGGTCTGCGCCCCTTGAGCGGTACGTAGGGCTGAAGATTTCCCGGCAGGAACACGACCTAATTGAAGATCGCCAATAGTAGTTAATTTCTCCGCCTTTTGATTAATTAAGGTATCCATATTTAAACCAAAGGATTGGCTTTGATTTGGTATTACGGGAAAATGAACATCATTTCTTGGGTCGGACATTGGATACCCTTCACCTGCGTAAAGGCGCATCATTTCCTGTTTTACATTTGAAGAAGGACGATAGAAAAAGAATGGAAGATTGGAAAGCGTTCCACCGTCCATCATTTGATCGATAGTTTGCTTATTCCAGTCATGAAGACCTTCCATCAATTCCAGTTGAGACATTCCTTCCCTTCGTCCTTCAACCGGAAGAAAGGTTGCTTCCGGCAAAGGTCTGCGTGGTGGATTCATGGGATACATTTCTGAAAGTCTTTTCGCTTTCAGCAAAGTTCCACTTTCAAGTATTACCCACCATACAACATCTTCATTAAGGCCGTCATTGTCTATATCGTATAGATCGAAACACATTAAACGCGTTAATGTTTCATGAGTCTTTTCTGTTTCTTTTCGTTCGTCACTCTTTCCTTGTGTTCTATCTTTTTGCTGTTTTTCTTCTGTATAAGATTCGTCTCTTGTTAAATTTTCCAGTTCTTCGAGTTCTTCTTTTGTTATAAGATCGTAAATCTTGTTCTTGGCAAGTCGCTTGATTTCGTCGATCGTTGGGTAGTCCCTCAAGATTACATGCGTAGAACCGTTAGGATTCGAAGGACCTGGAGCTTGGAGATTTGCCGCCCTTACTGGGTGTAAAACATCATCATAAGCCTTTACAATCGGTTTCGGCGCATCGTAAACAGTAATGTTTTTCTCAGTAACCATTTCGACACGCAAGTCATCGCGTGTATAAAAAGAAACAGATACAGTATCAGACTTATAATCCCAACCATTAGATGTTTCAAAAATATCATTCCTGAATTCTTGTTCTAAAATACTTTCAAAATACTGTTGTGGAAAATCTCCCTGTATTTCCGGAAATAATTGAACCTGCGAAACTTTCTTTTGTTCTTTTACCCAAGGTAAGAATACGGTAAAGACTCCGTCATTAACAAAATTTTCTGCTAATTCTTCAATAGTTTTTTCACCATTGTTTTCTACAAAAAACTGGTAATCTAATAAATTATCTATTTTGTCTTGTTTATCTCTATCGTCTTCAGAAACTGCTTTTGAAGAGATTGTTGGGCGCTGCGACATGACTGCATTATGAAGAGTATCCTGCATCTTTAATGAGGCAGTTGTCATATCAGGAAGAGCTACGTCTGAAGTTTCGTCTCCGATCCAATCACGACCTTCTGTCCATTGACGATACTTTGCATAACGTTGTAGACGTTGATCTCGATCCATAGACTTTGATTCCATATCGCGGTCATAGAATTTCTTGACTCTTGCAACTATTTCCTCTTTATCTATCTTTAAAGATTCAATTCTTTTGCGTGTTCTTTTTAATTCAGGCACGCTTTTCTCCAATAACAGCAATAGGGAGTATCATGAGCATTTTCTCAAACCAGATTCGATAAGGTTCTTTATTTTCTATTTTTCCCAAACCAATATTTTCCCTATATTCATCTGTCATTTCTCTTGCCCATGCGTTCAAAACTGTTCTCCAGTCTTTTGAAAAATTAACTTCGCACTCAGAGCAGTAAGTAAGATCCATAGTAGAACCGTCTGTTAACAATAAAGTACGAGTTACGGCATCTATTGGTTTACCGACTGAGACGGGTTCTTTTGCGTAAGGGTGATCGGAAGGGAATCGTTTTGTTATTTCGTATACTTCTTTTCCGCATGAAGTACAACAACCTATCTTTTTCACGGAAGCGAAGCTCCAGGGTGGAAAAACAGCCAATCAGTCTTAATATTTTCAAGATCAAATTGAATTTGCTTTGCAATACTGTCGTGGTAATCATCAATCTTCTTTATATATTCCTCATACTCAGGAAGACATTCAGAACAATAGTAAGCCTTATTTATATAACCAACTTCCGTTGGTTTCTCTGTTGGTTTCTGGCAACAATCACAAGTTACATTAAGCCCCATTATAAATACTCATACTCGATAATATAACCTTCAGCGAAATAGTTCGTTCGTTGCCCGGTAGTACCTACCCAACCTTTCCCATCATGGTAGGAAAGGAAGATGTTTCCA